CACCCACATACTCACGTTTTGCTTGCAAAACAGCTTTGGAAGTTAAGCCAGTCATATCAATGTCTGTTGCCCATGCATATACAACTATGCTAACACCAGTGGTTGTTACACCATTGGCGGACCGCAAAGCAGCATATTGGGTTAATTCTATATTACCAAAACGTTCAACATTATCTAAAACAGTCGTATCAAGAAAGTGTTTCCAATACAAGAAAGGAAGCTCCATCACGGCTGTTGATGTAGTTTGTGGGTCTAACCAAACATGAGGCTTTTGTGATTGTAAAACCTGGGTACCAGGAGCATAGCCTAAACTAGGTCCTGTTGTTGGTTGAATATATTGCCACAATGGAGTATAAAAAGCTCCAATACTACCATAATAAAATTGACTGGCATTGATTGTGAATTTAAGATGCAATTTGCACCTAATAAAACCAAAACCTTCAAGTTTATTACGAATGTTGACATTATTAAAGAATAAGTTCCATGGGCGGAAAGAAGTGATGTTCCCTGGGGGAGCATTTTCTGTCCATGTTGTAGAAAAAATCTTAGTTGGGCGCGACATAAATTCAGCAAGATGAGCATTAGTAATTAAACTGGATGCTGTCTTGTCGTGTTCAACACCTAAATGAATAGATTCTGCCATAGTTTCATTCACAAATTGGGTTTGTTGACTGGTACTGCTCTCCGATCCCACAGTCTCAGGGATTTCGGATGGTATCGCATTTAATTGTTCATTGGTCTTGCTAAGTCCGTTATTTTCGTGCCAGGGGGGTGACTTATTACCCCTAGCCTTACAATCCATTGTTGTATCAAGCTCCATACTTCTGTGAAAACAGATTTTGGGGAACGCCCTAGCATGATATCCTTCTTGATCCATTCTCACAAAACGTTTGAGGACTGAACTTTGTTCTGTGCAGTAACTACCAAAAAGGCGACTCTTTTGGCTTTGAAGACCTGTGTCATAGGCCTTTTTCGTGGAATTCCAAAATCTATGCTTATATTGATCAAAGCTCAAAATTGGAAATTCCAACATTTGTTGGAGAAGTGAATCACTCTTTTCAAGCTTGTTAACATAACCAACAAACTCGTTGAAAGTGTCCTCTCCGTAAAAGAACATCTCACTTGTTGCGGAACAAATAGCTTGCGCCAGTTGTCTTGACAACATTATTGTTTTGGATCTCACCTGAGTTGTGAGCATCTTAACAATTGAGTTGAACTCTAAACGACCAACATGAACTCCAAGTTTCACATCATAATGAAACGTTCTTTTCAAGAAAGGCGCTTCATATAATGATATATAGGGGCGCGACTCAGAGTCCTTGTCGGCCATGGTGTAGCCTAATCCTAAACCTTCAAGCACATTCTTGATATGAGTGTGATGATATAAAGGTCTATCTGGGCTAACACATAAAACATGGTCATCACCAAGAATGACCCCAATCACTTTCTCAAAGAAAGTTTTAAGACAATATCCAGCTTTTTTATAAGCATACATCAAATAGAAAATATTGAGTATGCAATTAAAAATCGTAGTAAGCTGATGTCCAGAAACCTCACCACCAAGAAAAGTGATTAACATTCCGAAGAAATCCACTGAAGGGTTCATCAGCTCATACTTCAACACTTCCATCATCAACTTCATTTCATCAGAGAAGTTTCCAGATGCAAAACACACACGATTAATAGCGTCCATCACGTAATACATAACAAGCATTTTAACTTTCTTGTCATAAAAAACGTGATCTCCAGCTATAGTGGTATCAATGCCAAATTTGGCTAAAATATGAAATAACTCGTCCCACTCTGGTGATGTGGTGTTCAATCCAATGGCCACCCAAAAGGTGTCACGATTTCGTTGAACAACGCGAGCAAAACCAAGGTAAAACATACGCACTATAACTAGCAATTCAGCAGGACAACTAAAGAAAATACGTGTTTTACAAGCTTTAAGCTTCTTTAAGGAAACCGCTTCATCTTTCAAGTTAGCACCAAATACAGCATGCAATCGGATACCAGCTCTCAAAATGTCCATCCATTCAGCAATTTTATTCTCAACATCAGGTGTAAATTGTACTCCATCTGGCCATCTATCATCAAAAAGAGGCACCAAAAAAGCTTTCTTTGTTTTGAAATAAGGAAAACCCATGCTGGTACTCTTCTTGATTGAATCAACATATGCCATGCCTGGAACACCATTAACGGCAACATCCAAACAACATGGTTCTATTAGTGATAACTCACCATCTGACAAGCTGGTTAGAATGTGTTCAACCCAAACATCCGCAATTTCTTGAAGAAGTTCCTCATCCATATCTTTGACAGGTTGCAAGAATTCTTTGAGACCCGCTTGTTGAGCTCGCCAAGAGTCCATGACAGGTGGGAATAATCGCTCTTCCAAGAGTTGACCATTCAGTGTTGATCCAAAAACTTGTGATGCAAGTTCTGAATTAACAACATTATGATGTGGTCTTGAACGAAAAACTTTCAATTCCCCATGATACATCAAATTGCCTGTTTCGTGAAAATCTATGTAAGATTTTGGTGCTTTATACACAACAACATCCCCAATTGGGATTTTTCCAACTTGTACTTTCATTTCGCAAGCGAAGTGTTGAAAATCTTCATAGGAAAATTTTGCTGCATAAATAACATCAGGTTCATCGAGAATGGCATGGAAACCAACAACAACTGGTCCATAACCTGTTAATGCGATCAAAGGTGCACCACAATCTCCAACAACTGTTGGAGTTTTAACGACACCCCTAAAAGCCTCCATATCAAAGTGAAAACCTTCAATTGTTCTGGTGAGATGAACTTTTTTAATATTCAAAACATCAAGTTTTTTAACAGAACCATCATGTTTCTTAATCAGATAAAAGCCATCATAAACACCGTTATATGAACATTTAACAAAATTGCGTGAAATGTCATTGAACAATGCTGGAAAATTACGTGTTTTAACTATCGCAATATCTCGATCTGGTATACGCAAAATTTGAGACTGTTTTACGACAAACTCAATCTTGGGTGACACCAAATGATTCCTCCCCAAATACACTACAAACTTGCAATCAATCCCCTTAGGAATAGAATGTGAATTAGTTAAAAAGTGTTCATTAGAAAGAATGGTCAGAATACCAGTGTATTTCCAAGCGCCATCTGATAAAGGCTCATAGGTTTCAAACAATAAGGAGTTTCTACACAACTTTTTCTCGAAACCAACAAGATCTCTACACAAATCAGGCACAAAGTCAACAGTGGTTATTGAACGATCTTCAACAGACCACATATTAACTTTATCGTCTTCAGGTGCTTTCTTTGGGAAGGAACCAAAATCACGAAGTGCTTGAACATGTTGCGAACATGGTTCAGGCGTTTCATCAGTCTCACTTTTGTCATACCAACTTGATTCACAAAATGACGAAACATCGTCATCATTGACTTCAGGTTCTACAGTTGGTTGAGGTTTAAATCTTTGCCAAAAACCATACGCCACAAGTGCGACTGAACTAAGGCTGAAAAAGGCAAGTGCGCATTTAACAAATACGGTGTTGCCACCTAATTTATCATCAACGGTTTGCCCTAACTTCCTAACAAAATATTTTTGATTCTCAGTGCGCATAAGACATGGCCTCAAAAATCGCATAGAAATTTTACGGATGAACTCATACTTCGAACAATATCGAGTAACACCTCTAAAGATCTCGCTGTAGAAATACAAAGAGACAAAGAATTTAAAGATAGCATCCATAAAACCACCAACCACACTACCAGAAGGCTCTGTGATATTTTTCTCAACAAAAACTTGTGAAACATTAAGGAGATCACCAATATCAGTATGCTCTTTAGTATACACTGCAAAATTGTAAAAATCATGAAGGATGTCTCCATCACTCCATCCTTTAGCTAACAAAACAGGTAACTCTTCATAAGCATAATAATTGATGTAAATCTGTTCCGTTCTCCCAGATAATTTTTCACAAAAGACATAAGATAACTGGGGTGAATACAAGCGTGTATTGGTAGTTTCAAAGTTTCCATCTCTCCATGGTTTGTTCTTAGAGACAACTTCACGAAAAAGGTCTAAATTGCCATTACGCAACAAAAAATCTTCGAGAAATTTGCTCTCACCCGTCTCCGCTTGAGGTATATTTTCATCATTTGGGTGAACGAAAATTGGCTCACCATCAATAACACGATATGTTTGTAATTGTGAATGATCACATAAACACATTTGTTGTGGGTTTTTACAATCATCACACAATTTAATATCATACGCCTTGTTGCTTTTGAGCCAACGTTCTTGTTCCAAAGCATGCTCATCACTAATCTTTCCAAACCATTGCAAAAGCTCTGCCATATTCGGGAAAAAGATGTGAGATTCATAATCTCCAGTCATATTGCCCTTTCTCACAGCTTTGGAAACATGAAATGTCCACAAATCAGGATAACATCCATTTTCTGGAGGACACTTCTTACTATCCAAAGAGATACCATCTTCGCCAGCATACTGAGGCTTAACCTTAGGTTCAATCCGGTAAGGCAACCGACGCATTGCAGCGTAGGATGCTCTGTAATAAATTGGTATATTCAAGTCTTTAACATTGGAAGAAACAATTGTCAAATCATTCAACATTGGTGTTCTTCCTTTATCTTCTAGAGATGCCTGAGGAGGACACCATGGTATATTATTAATGATACGCATTATATTTCCAATAGTTGGGTCAATTCCCTGAATTTTGGAAGGATTGTGAATGGCGGCATCATCAATAAAGATGGTGTGCATGTTCGACCTAAAGCCGGTCATATAATCGGCTTCAGCAGTAATAGTGAATCGATAAGTTGGGTCAGGGTTCCTACCGCGACGACGAGCATCGAAGTCAGCCAGAGCTACCATAACGCTTGATTTACCAATCCTAGATTCGCCATAAAGAATCACACCTAAAGGTGCTTTACGAACAGACTGGGCAGCAGTAACTGTTAAATAACGGTTTTGAACTGACTCCAATTCTTGTTGAATGCCAAAGAAAAACCTACCCTCAGGGGATTTAATCTGCATAAACTTACACAAATTTTTCCCCTCCATAATAGTTTGTCGTAATTCCTCAAGGTAGGTATGTACATCCAAACCAATAGCAGAGGGATTATTTAAAAACTCTGAATTGGCTTTGAGTTTCTTAGCACGTAAAGACCAAGTACTCAAACTATCACTATCTATGAAAAAGTGATCAATATCTCCTGTCAACATAACTTGTCTACCTTGTTTCAAAAGAAACACAAATAAACTAGCTACAGCATCAAGGAAACTTAAACAATTAATCAAATTTGGACGAATTTTGTTCTTTTCAAGCTTATCAAAGATTTCCGGATCAACCTCAATATTAAGCTTGTGATAAACACAATGCATAATGAGATGATTGAAAAATACCTTGAGACGCTTACTAAGTTCAGAATCCTTACAACGTGAATAATTATCGTACATATCGGATAAGGTGTTGGTCCAATGGCCATCACTCTGAAGACTAAATGCCGTTTTAAAATCAAGAATGAACTTCTGACATACATCTTTATAAAAATAAACGTTAGCTCTACCAGTTGTTGATCGAATAAAACAACCAACAGCTACTGAGCCTTCACGTACACTTCTACAGTTTTTGAGTTGGTATACTAGACAACAAATGTCTTCAACCAACTTGACAAAGGGTTCATACTCCTCAACTTCAGTCAAAATATTCTCAAAGGATTTACCCGATTGTAATCGAGGATTGAGTGGTACGACACGTTCCAAATCAGAGTTTGAATCAGTATCACTACCAGATGTTTCTTCATCAGATGAAGATGGTGGTCTAGGATGAACGCCAGAACAATCGACAAGTTCCATTATAATTTGTATTTTGTTACCCATCCCATAAGATCGGAAGCTTCGAAAAGGATCCAATAATTGCCAATTCCAATATAAATAAACGAATTGGAAAGGACGTGTTTCTTGTAATCTAACAAAAACTTGTCGCAGGGTTCGTGCTTGAAAAGTGTAAAGCACGGGGTCTTCCCCTTCAGGCCTCTCCATGATTTCAATATCACGGAGAGGCAATGCTCGTCTAACACGACGAACAATAGGTGGCAGACGAGAGTGCATTTCGCAAAAAACGCATTCTCTCATACCTTCTCTTCGAGTGTTATTATCACACTCACAAATCGCGATGGCGTTGGCGTTGAAAGAATTAAAGCGTGTCATATTATAGTTGTAGCTGATTCTTAAATGACGTATTATTCGGCCAGTCAGGCTATAGGACGTTCTAATGTTACGCCCAAGATAATCTCGACTTTTACGTGATCAGTAAAATTGAAAGTTCCTGAATGGGAACAAAATAACAACAAAGGCAATGCAGTTTCACCGAGGGACTACATTTATCATATTCTCTACTACGATAGAGAACGCCAAATTGTCTTAGATTAGTGTCAATGAGCCCGTTACATTGGAGGGACTAACTAAGAAGGTCAATTATCGTTAAATTATTACCGGTGTATACCATTCCAAGCTCTCACTAACAATCCGTTTTCAACCACTACAGGTGGTAAGGACTTTGTTTAATTTTATGATATTATATTTTTTATGTATTTTATATATTTTTACAAAGTTACGTAACGATCATTAGGGGTGGTGTAAGCCCCTTCACATTATTAAAATTGACACCAAAGGGTTGTTTCTGTCTTTCCAGATGTCTCTATTCTTTCATAGTGTCAGGTTAAAATGCTTGAAATTTGCTAATGTGTCGGTCATCGAGCTACACAAAAGGAAAACAACATTAATTTGCTAATAGCTCTGAGGTGACATGCAACACTGATAGCTAAAAGGAATCAATAAAGCAAGCAATTCGACAGTTACCATACTGTCTATATTTAAGGTATTTTTACCTATAAAACTCAACGGAAAGTTGTGTCTTATGCACGAGTGGGGATTACT